TAGAAATGGTTTGTATTTAGTAAATCAATTATATCCTTTATCATAATAACAATATTTCCGTTTCACATTATAGACAAGCACTATTACAACTCACCGTCAAATCCACTGCCAAATTAGTTCCTATATCTCCACTAACAACTGTATAGCCAGGTGAAAGGTATGAAGGAATAGAACCATTATTCTGGCATGCTGCATCTGTTATCTCACCGGTAACTTGAATATTTGTATAAGTATTTCCACCACCCGTACATTGGTCAGCATTACATCCAACTTCTATAACGTCACCTACATATACTGTATATGTACCATTTGCTGAAGAGTTTCTGTTTTCAACTGATGTTCCATTTATATACAAATCATATATACCATTTCCACCATTACTTTCAGTAAAACTCCACAATAAGGTAGCTGTTCCACTACCACTTATGAAATGGTAAGAGTTTGAAAAGCCTGATGAAGTGGTAGCACAATCAACTCTTATACGATAATATAGAGATGAGGTTGGTAGTGTCAGAGTACGAGGTGAAGTACAACCGGCAGTATTATTATTACCGAATGTTACACCATCGGTTGAAGTTTGTATAGTTGTAGAATTACATGCATCACAACCGGCACTACCTGTTGTAAAGAATATTTGTATATCCCCTCCACTTACAGATGCTGTATTAAGGGTTGGAGTACAGCAACCACTTGGAGAATTAAAATTAATTGAGCCTGTAATGAAGTAAAGAGAACCTGTCTGTGCTGTAAATGAGCCTGTTATTGTTACATCAGTTGATGCTGATGACGCAACTGTCGCTCCACCATTGATATTTAAACTCATAGAAGTCCCCGCTACCCAACTTACAGGGTATAATTCCGCATTGATAACGTCTGAGCCTGATACTCTTAAATTACCTGTAGAGGTAGCCGTAGCCGTAACTACATTTGAACCATTACGATATATACCGAAATTACCATTTGCACCATTAGATTCTGTAAAAGACCAACTGACTTCAGCAAATCCACCAGTAGGTGCGGGCTCAGGTGTTGGTTGTAAATCACTAAATGTATCAGGTATGATAGGACCTAATAATTGAATTTCACAAACCCCATCTTTTAGGGAATAATTATTTATTGCACGAAGGTGATAATAATTTCCTCTAAAATTTACAATATCATTCAATTCCATTTCTACATAATCAGCAAGTGGTATAATGGCTTTGCAAGACAACAATCTTGTCTTTGGATTGTATAGTAATGAAATATAAGTATCCCAATACGTGCTGTAAAGGGATTGAGATGGAAGTGAACCATATGATACGGCTTCATTATTGAATAGTAATGATTTACTTCCATCAGTTGGAAAACTTCCTGTGACAACATTATAGTTGTCAAAATATGGAAAACTCGTTTGTTCTTTCACAACACCTGCTTCGGTAAGTGAGCCACTTTCTATATAATAATTTTCACATTCGACTAATCCATTAAAGAAAAATAGACGAGGTAGGACACGACTGGGATTAAAAGTTGCATCTGAAATGTAAGTTGGTATAAATATGGGTATGATTTGTTGTGACATGGATTAACAAGGTAAAATTAGTGAAACTTGTCCTACATTATCTATGTAAGCTGAATATTTTTGTGCCAGATATGGATAACCATATTTCCAATAAGAGAATTGACCATCAAATGTTGTTGTTAGGCCAGCATCTGCATATAATTGAGTAACTGCAGCAGGATTACTTTCTAATGAATAAACTGTTGTTGGATAATTGTAAGTTTGTGTACATGCTGTATTATTATCATACCAACCTCTGCCCCCTATTGTATATTGATAAGCAACAACAGGCGGTATTATTCCACCAACAGAGCCTGATAAACCTGTTCCCTCAATTCGTATAAGTGGAGAAGAAGCAAATGTAGTTTTTACTTCAAACTTACCTTGAGAAAAAAAGTTTTGTGTATCTGTATAATATACTTTACCATATTCTCTATTTGCTGCTTTACTAAATTGTTGAGATATAAAATCCTGGTCAAGGGTATCTCCAAAGGTTAATTGATTTACAGCCAGATTATTAGCAGGGATTACTTCTATTATCTCATCTAAATTAATAAATCGGTTAAAATCAAATCTTCTTCCCATCTTATACCATTCATTAAAAGTTTCAATAATGAATTGGTCCTGATTCCTTTTACTTGGATAAATTACTAAATTAAATTTTCTTTGTAAACCTACTATAAAATCAATTTGCTTTATTCCATTTGTTCCGAATGGCATATTTGAGGGTATATCTACAACTCTACCATCTGCAGCCTGATTCACTTCTGTTATTTGAATGAATGATTTAGTTGAACCACCAGGATCAAGTGTCACAAGCGGTTGCCCTGTGGGTGGTGCGTTATTCGGTGATTGACGGATTTGAAAATAGTAATCACCAATGGGTATATCATATAATTTAAAATTTTGTCCTAATTCAAAAGTTTGATTAATACCACCTGTTCGGCTATTTTGTAATTGGTCAAAAAAGGTTATGTATGATTGTAATGCTGTTATTGCGACTTGATTAAAACTACCCGTTTCGACTAATCTTAATTGCCATGTCCCATTTGCTGAAAATGTTCCTGGCATATTATTTACTGAGCAACTTACATTTACGTTTATGTTTAGAATCCCTGAAAGATTAGTCTCCTTAGTCACTCTATACGTTCCATCATTATAAAAACCCTGCGGGTCAGATAATTCATTATACCAATTAAGTGTAGTAAATGAGCCTGAACTTAGCACCACATCTGTCATGCCACTACCGGATATGGGTGCTACCTTTATCTTACCAAACCCTTCTAAATCTACCCCTGTAAATTCAGGGTATTTTAGTGAGTGATTACAAATCATATAGATATTATCCAATCCTCCACCATCTATAAATGAGGATGAATATGTAAAACCATTTTCAGAAAAGATTGCATCCAATACTACTTTTGCTCTAATGGCAGGTTTAAAGTTTTGTACACTAAGGGCACCCTCATTTGTATTTATTCCAAATGTTACTAAATCCCCTGAGGTGTATTTATACCCTGTACCATAATCTGCAAGTGGATAAACTATATCTCCGTTAAATAGCGAACCGGTCCAACTTGCTGTAATATTATTGTAAGATGCTGTATGATTATATTGAGTCAATGTTGATAAATCTGTAAGAAACAATCTGTTTGTATCCCTACCAAAAGAAGATAGAGAACCAAATAGGGTAACCTCATAACTTTCAATAAATTTATTCGCCCTTACATTTACTTTATTAAGTTGTAAATACCCTTGTGAAACTAATACCGAATCAAAATCAATATATGCAGGGACTTTTATATTTGTTGCAAAAAGAAAAGGTGAATCAATAGAGATATCATAAACATGCTCAAAAAAAGCATTATTAACTTTTGTACCCGGTAGGGTTATCTGTCTTGTAAAATCTGAGGGCAATACCCCTATATCAAATAGACCTGTAACATTATTTGATAATTGTATATCTTCATCATCAAATATGTCCAATTGTGTGCCATCTGCTACTAATCGAAAAGTAAACCCTTGTGTACTTATTATACCCATTACATTATTAACTTATAAGGTTGTCCATATTGGAATTCAAATGTATATTGAATTAATTTATCATTTACACCGGTACGGAATTGTATATTTTCTGTTACAATTGTTAGGGGTTTCACATCATTTCCGGCTTCATCATATACCCAATAGATTTCATCTGATACCAATAATTGTTTTAGTATTTCATTATATGTTTGGGGTAACCAGTTTGAATTTACGGTTATAGTTTGTTTAGAGTCTACAATATAAGCCTGTGTTGCTGTATCGTAATTTTGGTATCCAAATGTAGCACTTTCCCATGTACCTAATTGTGGTTGATAAGTTTTTCTGTTTGTAGAGAATGACTCTCTATGTATCATATTAAAATTAATATAATCAAATTGTCCAAAACGATTTTTATATTTTATTCTTACATTAGGATATTTTTGTTCACATACTATATCATACTTTATTGGTGTTCCTAAGGCCGTTGAGCCAGAGAATGCCTGAACGGTAAATGATTCTAAACCGGTTTGGTTCACAATTGGAAATGTAGCCTCAGCCGGTCCTATTGGATATGCGGCTATTTGATTTGTAGATGCGGTTGTAAACGATACATTAAAGTTTCCATTCTGTCCGTTTGAGCCACTATAAACAACTTTTGTAGGTACAGGCGCACCATCATTACTACCACCCCATACACCTGATGTTCCATAATTTGTTAAGAATGCAGATTGTGTTACAGGGCCTGATGTCATTAGGGGCCAATGTACAGTTGATGCCGTTATATCCTGTCCTATTGGTTCCTGAAATACACCATATCCATCCAACGCTTTAAAAGTGGCTGATTGGATATGTGAGCCTGTAGCGTATACAGAGCCTGATAGGTATTGCCAATAAAAATCTACTGCATAATAAGTTACATTAGAAGAGTTGGCAATCGCTAAATCTGTAAGTGTAGAATTAATAATTCTGTTAAGGTCAAATATACCAACATTTTGATTATTTGGATATTTGATTATATAATATTCTTCTGCTGAAGATGAGTTTTGTAAACTACCTGTCCAATATAATAAATCTCCAATGTATGCAAATGAAGATGAGGTATATACAGGTGTACTTTCTGATACCGTAAATATAATCGGTGATTGTGCTAAACTAACTACTGCAGGATTTTGAGTAATGGATAAAGCCATATTAAGAAGGATTTATATAATAACCAATTTTTAGGTATCTGTATTTGATACTAACCTAATTCCTTATCAATCTCCTTTTCTAAACCCGTAACTAATTTGTCAGTAAGGCCTGCTATATAATCATTAAGTATATTTTGAAAGCCAGGATCAAGGTATGCTTTCTCACCAAAATCAATCCCATCAGGGATATTACGGGTATTACCTTTACGGACTGTACGGCTTACTGTTGGTTTATTCCACCATTGTCCATATTCCGCTCCATCAGGTGCAACATCAATATTGAATTCAAAAGTATATGTACCACTCTTTAAATCCTGTATAATACTCTTTTCAGCTTGAGCAGAGTTCATTCCACCTAATATCTTTCTGCCTGTGTTTGCTGTTTTTAATCTCCTTTTAAGGTTACCAGTTTTTTTAGGTGCTTTTGCTACTGTTAAATCACCTAACTTTTGTGCTACTTGTAAGAGTGTTGCCATTAGATTCCGGATTTAATAAGTTATACATCTTGGTATTACGACGATAGCAACACCACTTGTTGCAGTTGTATCAGCAGTTCGGTTATAACCTTTTCCGGCACCACCATTACCAAATCCTGCACTACCAGAACCCTGCGCAGCTACCTCAGCTCCTCCTCCTGTTGGACTAGCAGCATAAGCACCACCACCGCCTCCTGCATAATATAAAGCGGTACCTGTTAGGTTATATAGTGCACCATCGCCACCTTTTGAAGTTATATTCGGTGGAAGACTTGGACTTGCTGCCCCTGCTCCACCTCCACCAGTAGCTTTTGGCCCATCTACACTAGCAGAAATAACCCCTGAATCATTACCTTGATTTTCTCCATTTATTCCACCAAAGCCATCAAAACCTGCTTGAATAAGAGTGCCAAAACCGGTTTGATTATAACTAACCACTGCACCACCAGCACTTCCACCAGAAACACCTTGATTAATTCCGTCGGGATATCCTGTAACATATCCACCTTTACCTCCACCATATGCAGTTAAAATGCTTGATGTAAAAGGGGTATATGGAATTTTGTATTGAAATGTAGTATCTCCACCTTGTCTACCCTGAGTAAATCCATTTAGTGCATTACCTCCACCAGCGCCCACTTCTATCGTATATGAGCCACTTGATAAAGGGAATTGGTCATAATAAACTATTCCGCCTCCACCACCACCTCCGCCGGCTGTTTCTGGAAATCCACTTACAACGCTTCCTGTACCGTGTCCACCGGCACCACCACCACCAACTAAAAATAATTTTGCTTGACTTGTCGAGCCGCTCAATATATTTATGGATGCCCTAAATACTAATGGTGCCGCACTACTACTATCTATAACTGTATCTACTGTATTTGCGAATCTATAATAATCCCATGTAAATCCACCTGATACAAAACTACCACTTGATATTGCTCCACTTCCGCTTATTTTAGTTGTGGTTACTGTAAAGCAACTATTTTGTGCACCAAAAAATGATGAGGGTATATACATAATTATCTCATAGTATTTACTGCCACTCCATATAAGAATGTAGTATCATATGTTTGAAATGATATAATATCTACTGCACTACCTGAAGGTGTTGCTACATATGGGAATGAAATTGGAAAACGAATGTTTGGTGCAAAGGTTATTGTACCAAATCCAACAGATGGTTGAGTAATTCTCAATCCAATTGTTTCGCCAGGGTTTATCCCTGATGCAGAAATATGGGTACTACTACCTGATACTAATGTAAGTGTAAAGAAATTTGCTTGGGATATATCCATACTCGCAGTATTAGAAGATATAGATAATGAGGATACATTACCCCTTACACTTCCTGAAAATATAGAATTTCCGATTACCCTCAAATCATCTACAACAGATGAGGATATTAATAAACTTCCTGTTAGGGTTTGATTACCAATAAAATTATTTGAGCCAGTAGTCGCATATGAGGCTGTAAATGATGCTAAACCGTTTATTCTTTCGGTTTGTCCATTATCAGTTGTTGCAACACTTGCACTTAATGATGATATTGCTGATGCAACACTCGCACTATTTGCATATGATGCAGTTACCGATTCTAATGTATTTAATCGGCTATTAGCAGATGATGTAAATTGGTTTAGAGACCCGGTTGAGATATGAATGGAATTCAAATCCAATCCGATTGATGCGGTATATGTTTGGAATGAAGCCGTAGTCACTAAACCTTCTGAGCCTGTAAACCCTTCTACTGCATCCAAACGGCTATCAACCGATGCACTAAATGGCCCATTGAGATAAGATGAAGTAGTTTCTAACTCTGTTAATCTACTATTTACTGATGTACTGAATGGTATGAAAAGGGATGCTGTCGCTTCAACAATATCCAATCTACTATCTACTGATTCGGAATATGCGGTTACATTTCCAATCCCACTTATAGAAGATGCTGAAATATTATTTGTAACGAATAGAGACCCGGTAATTTCCTCACTTCCCGATACAATGACAGTTCCATTAAGGGTTTGAATATCTGCCGTAGAATCACCTAATATGTTGCTACCTGAGGAAAATATAATTGAAGATGATTCTATTAGGGTTACAACTTTATTAGAGAATAGGGTTCCGCTAACACTTAAATCACCTTCTATAAATGCAGAAGATGCTGTCACAGGTCCATCTATATCAATACTACCCGTTAATTCAATTCGATTTTTTATACGAAGAGTCCCCGCTTCAATTATTGAAGAACTTATTGAAGTAGTTGTTTTCAGGTCTCCGTTATTATTTAAGAAGAGACCTAATCCATTACCTAATCCATCTTCAACTAATCCCAATGCGGAAACAGAGCCTGTATTAGAAGCAAAGTGAATTAATCCCTGATATGATTGTGAAATAAATAAATTATTTAAACCTGCCATTTATCTTTGTTTTAGTTTTTATACAAATTGCCATTGCCTTATTTCTCCGAATGTCCCTTGCCACCTCGCTGGTGATGTTTCCCATGTTTGAGGATTTATCCATAAGTTACAATATTCACACGTTCCAAAATCAGGCTCAGGTATATACAAAATCGGTAAATTGACGTAATTATAATCATTCTCACCTTCAAATGTATCTACTATCGTATAACAATTCAAACCTAAATAGGTAGTAAGGTCTATATTAGTATTAGGAAAAAACCTACTTGCAAATACCTGTCCTATACTACCACTTTCGGTAAGAACTGCTTTATATTGTTCACCATCCGCACAATTTTCAATAATATACCCACTACCAGAGGGGTTAATTAAAAAAAAAAGACAACGGTTTTTATCGTTGTGGGTGGTTAGTTCAAAGGTGGCTGACCACCCTGCTAACCCATTATTGAATCGGTCTGAAAAAGGAGTACATACTATATCTCCATTTATTTCAAAACCGGCAACACCTCTTTGTGTATATGCTGTCAAATCATTTAATACAGCAAGAGTATTGGCGTGTATATCAACCATATCATCTACACCATAAAAAGGTATTGTTTGAGCATTTGTACTACCTGAAGATTCGTTATTCAATAACTTTTGTTTATCTGCTACAATCAATTGTATTGTAAAGTTTGTAACCGAAGTTCCAAAGGATGTATCTGTTATTAGGATATTACCTAATGGATATTCAGGGTATTCCCTATCATCTATTGTATCTATATCACCATACGTTACCGATTGGATAGTAGGATGATTTCTCATTATTGTCTTAAAGTAATTTAGGACATTGTAATAGAGAGAATAATTTACCCCTGTATCCTTTACAATTTGTTGATTTGGCATAGTTTATAATTGTATTCCTCCAAAATATTGATTTGACTGGTCTGGATAAATCTGTGTTTGATTTCCCACACTTTCCAAATATTGTGGAATATTATTTGAAAATGATATTAAATAGTTTTGTAATCTCAATGCGTAATAATCTGCATTTGCTTGGGCCATTCCCTTTAGATAATCTACTTCGGTTTTTGTTGGTGCAATCCCCTGTTCACTCTGTTGCTTTACAGCACCATTTGATTTGAATTGGACTGAGGAAAAGGGTATATACTCAACACACGCATACCAAAGTAGTGTATACTTTATATGGTCATCCATCAAATCCTGATAATAGGATGAAAGGCTCCCAAATGTTCCGGCAACTATTTGTGCCTGTAGATATTCAAATAGGACAGTTCCTAAAAGATTCTTAAGGTATTTGTCCTGTGCTGTTCTTACAAAAGGTAAGAGTGCATCTGCATCTATGGCACCTTGCAGTGGCGAGTTTTTAATTATATCGTTTCTTGTTATAAAAAGTGCGTATGACATATTATTTCATTATTTGGTATTCTTTACTAAAATGTGCAGGCTTTACATATCTCGTCATTTCTTCTAAATCCTGTTTTGGTATCGTTTCATCCGGATTTATTTCCGCATCATCCTGCCCCTCTGTTGGTGTCTGCATTGAATCATTTACTTCTTCCTCTACTTGTCCAATAGTTTTATCAGTTTCCTCTGCCGTTGTTGATAGGATTACTAATGGTGTTAATTGTTCAAAATACAATTCGTTACTTTTGTATCCTCCAATTTGTAAAGCATAATCTAATGCATTTACAATTAAGTTTTGGAACGGCATTATCGTCATTGTTTGGAAAATAGAAAATGCAGTTTTCATTTCTTCTGATTGAGATGAAAATCCATTATTTGCAGTTCTGATACCAAATAGAAGTGGTGAGGTTACTCTATGTGATACAAGGATTCTATCCTGTGCATATTCTGCTACATAACGGAATTTTTCATGCAAATTATCTATTGATATAGGATTGATTGTTGGTGCAGTAGCCGGGTCATCATTAAACGATAACATAAAACGGCCTGCATTATTTGTACCTGTAAACTTAGCCTGAAGGAGGTCCTCAATTGTTTGTCTCTCCTCCGGTGCAGGTACTCCATTATTAAAGTTTACCATTACAAGGGGTAAGAAACCATTTGTAATATTGTGTAAATGTAGATTACTTAATTCAGCTTCTGAAACTGAAAATTGTAATGCAGATACCCAATCCGGTAGAGAATAATAATAAAAGCCAGGGCAGTAATGTTTTATGTAAAGTATTTCCATTTTTTCATTACTTGTTTCGAAAGCCGGTATCTTTTTCTTTTCTCTTACCTTTCTTTGGTCATTCCAATCTACACAATAATAATAGTTTTGTATAGAAGGTGAATTGCCTAATTTTTCAGCCCTTAGGGTCTGAACAGGCACCTGATACATCTTTACTATCTTTGTATGTTCATCATTCCAATATACTTGCAGAGCAGCATTACCATATAACTTAAGGTCAAATGCAACTCTTTTTATTTCCTCTTGTGGAATTATTTTACTTAAAAGGTTTTGGAAATCCTCATTTTTACTATAAAGCCCTTTACCAAATATCAAATCAGATATACCTTCTATACATGCTGCATTGGTTGTTGAATTATTGTAAGCAAGAGTTACGGCATCAAAGAAATCATCATGTCCATAAACACCAAATGGAATCCAACCAAAACGTGTTTTAGTATCTTCCATAATGATAGGAAGTGCATTTGTATTGACATTGATAACCGAAAATTTAGATTGTAATTTCATAAGGTCATTTTATTATTATATAGCTATTAGGGCTTTGGTGTGAGATATATCCTTTGTTTTGGTTTTCATATACTGATTTATCTAAGGATTGAGATGCATATACTTGAATACTTCCATTAAAAAGTGGCAATGCGGATCCTGAATTTAAGAGTGTTGCCCTATATTCCTGTCCAACTATTGCACCACTTATGTTCAATGAAAATGAAACATAACTCTCATAAGGTTCGTAAGACATTGAGGTAATACTACCTGTAAATGTTTCTAATGTCGTCATATCTTGCAAAGACATTGTAAACTGATTACTGGCTGTAATTTGTGTCCTGAATGTATAATCGTTTGATTGAGATATAAAATATGAAAGCATTATCTGGCTTTTATATAATAATAACAACATATTATCTCCCCATAATCAAATAATAAAAAACCCAGCCTTACGGGGCTGGGTTATTATATTTTTAGCAAATACTGAATATTAGCTATATACGATTGTTGGTTGAGCTGACAAACCGGCGAAAGGATTTGTTGTTGTACTTCCACTTAGAAAAGCCGCTGGTAATTGTTCCATACCTGTAAAGGTTACGGAATAACCATAAAGGTCTCCTAATGTTCCACCTGTTTGTATTGTACCGGCTGTTACGTCTGCACCTTCTCTTTCACCAACCAATAATGCTTGTCCGTTATTAGTCCATACAACGATTTGAGGTCTACCATAAGCCATAAGCTTTAATTGAGTAGTCATTTCATTTGTAAGTTTCTTAAGATTCAGGGTTAATTCTTGTGAAAAGAATGTAGTACCATTATCCCTTGAACTATTTACGGTTTCAGTATATGAGCTATTACCCTTCAGTTCATAAAAATAAACTGTTGAGCCTGATGGTAAAGCTGTTACTTCACCACTACCATTTTTTGTAAACGAAGAAGTTGTGTAGTTTAAGAAATAAACACCGGCTAATCCACCGATACTCTCTTTACAAACTTCCTGTCTACCTTGTGTTAATAAGCAAGACATATACTTTATTTTTAAAGGTTAGTTAATTATGCGAATGCTCCGTAGTATACGATATCTTGTCCAATACCAAATTGTACGTTTGAAGTAAAGCGCATCACTATTCTATAATTCTGCGAACCGTCTAAGTTAGCCATATCAAGTACACGTATTTCATTGTAATCTGATAAGAGGCCTGTTCCAAAGAATAAGTTAGATTTTTGTGCTGCTACAATTTTGTTAGAACTCATACCAGGACACCATACGATTTCAATACCATTGAAGTTGAAAGGCTTCTCGCCCACGTTCATTGAATTATTGTATCCGTTTGCTCCGATAGCACCACCTGCTAATGCCTGTTGATATGCTTTTGCTACGTTAGTAGAAACATACAATAATACATCTGGCTTACCATATACAGTTGCAGGGATTGTATCTACAACAAAATTTAATTTGTCTAATACGTTAGCTGAAGTAATTGAGCCAGAGATATTTGCTGAGCCACTCTTTGCTGCTAATACTGCTGTTGCACCACCTGCTGCGATTGAAGCTGAAAAACGTGCTTCAAATCCTTGGAATTGACCATTGGTAGCATCTGATGTACCTTGCCAAATGTTTTGCTCAGTTGCTTCTGCAACTTTTCCGCCAACGTATGACACCAAGTAATCCGTGAAGTTCTTTGGTATTTCATCAAAAGCTGAAAAACCTAATTGCAATGCATTCCATGAATCTACAAACTCTTGCTTACACAATTGTAAGTTCACCTGTAATTCTTTTGGTTCTAAAATTCTTTCAGAAATCGCAACCGAACCTGAGGTTACGAAATCACAAGAAGCATCTTGCATAATACCTGATACATCCAACTTCTGTAATACAGATTTGAATTTTACATTAGGCATGATAGTAATTAACTTCTTGTCAAGCGTGTTCGCACTCAATAGAGCAGCGGCAATATAGCCAGAAGCTGCCTCACCAGCGTAAGTTGTGGTGATTGTTGGGAGTGTGAAATTTTGTTTACTTTTCATTTTTTTTGTTTTTGTAATAATTAATTTATTTATAAAGTTTTGATAAGAAAGATGATTGTGAATTTTGTATCTTCTTACCATAATTTTTTCTATTTACTTCGGCGAACTGAGACATGTTTGTTTCATCTATTGGAGCACCATCTAATTTAGGTAATTCCATTTCTTCATCTTCATCCTCATCTTCCATTTTTTCTTCTTTCTTTTCCTCTTCTTTTTTGGTTTCCATTTCGTTAATCTTCTTTTCCATTTCCTCAATTCTGTAAACCATATCTTCCATTTTCTTGCCTAATTCAACAATACTCATTTCCTTCTCTTCCTCTTTACCTTCTTCGGCACCTTTGAATGTACCTTCCATTTCACCGCCTGGCACTTCTGCTACTTCATCATCTTCAGTATAAGTACCTGATTGAGGTATATCTTTTACCTCTTCGGTTTCTACATCGGCTAACTCTACATTTTCTCTTTCGGTAATAATGCCGCCTTCTGTTTTTATCTTAATTAGATTTTCCTCACCATCTTCTTTTTTAAGAGATAGTTCGTGAGTTCCATCAGGTGCAGGGGATTTTTTACCATCCTCTCCAATCACCTCTACTTTTTCACCCACATCAAATGTTGGTGATTCAACAATAGTTCCATCTGCTAATTTTGCATATGTTAATTCCACTTCTTCTACCGAAAGGAATTCTACTATCTTACTTAATACTTTCTTCGCGTTCATAATTTTTTTGTTTTAGATGCAGTTATAGTAATAACATACATTTTGTTATTTGTAATTATTTTTATTTATGTTGTCTGAAATCTACCCACAATTCCGTTATATTCTTGTAATGCTTTTATTGTGCCACCATTATTTAAACATGTCTTTTTCCAACATTCTCCTGCTGTATTAAACATATACAGGTCACCTTTAGCACCCATTTTAATTAATCTAAAATTTTTGGTTTGGGATATACTCTCTAATGTATATGTATTTGATATCGTATTATATATTGATACACCATACCCTGGTGCATCACCATTTCCAACACCATATACTCTACCATCTGCTCCTACACACACACTAAATACTCTAGGGTCTGTGATACTTGCAATTACATTAGTTATTGTTGATGTTGTCGGGTCTATTCTAATTATTGGATAGTTTGAATTATATGCCGGAAATGAATAAAGATATCCATTATAGTGTTGAACTATATCTCTATAACTATCACCCAAACCTCCTTTACCAGGCACTGCTAAATTTGCAACTGTATTTGTTGCAGGGTTATAAACCTTAATACCTGTGCTTCCTCCACCACATCCCATATACATTTTATTATCCCATCCCATAGTTCCTTTTAATGGGTCGCCTGCGAATGCACCACTATATGAATTTGATGAGCCTGTTGCGTTCATATTAAGCGTAGCAATATTTGCACTGGAGAAGAAATTATTTACATAAGCATAATTACCATCTAATGATACACCATATCCTATACATTGTCCACCAAAAGGTAGTGGAATATTTTGATTAGTATCATTTACACAATCAACAACTTTAACATTTCCATCAATAACAAAATAAACTTTATTAGTAAAAGCATTATAAAATGCAGACTGACAATTGTTGGAAAAAGTTCCTATTGATGCTGTTGTATCCGTTAGGGTATCTAAAGTCCAAACATTATTATTACCATAAGAACCTAAATATAATTTTCCATTATTAGCTAAAGCTCCTGCGTTTAGTGCACCCATACCTGTATGAAGTAAAGATGCTGTTGTATATGATATTGAATTACTTCCTGAATTAAAATAATTTAAGCCAGCTCTACTCCATTGATTAAATTCATATTTTGTCCAATATTGTAACCCCTGTTGTGGGAAAGTTAAATCTTCAAATGCTGCTGGTGCAATCATATTATAAGAAGTTTTTAATTGATGTTCCTAATACGTTTGTTCCATCATAAGATACTAATGTCAACATATCAATCGCAGAGCCTGTCGTAGTAGCTTCATAATCATTTCCACCTGCAAATTTAACATTTGAAGGGAATGTTACACTGCCTGTTCCAGGGGTTGGTTGTGTAATTTGTATATTTACGGTTTGGCCTGCTTTTATATTTGTTGGGTTAATATGCGTTGATGCAGAAGGAAGAGTTAGGGTAAACATATTCCCTGAATCGAAATTAACAGATGCTGTAGAACTTGCAACTGTCAGGACTATAACAGCACCTCTAACGCTACCTGTTACTTGCAAACTACCTGTAATTTCCGCAGAGCCTGTGAATGGGAATGCTGCTCCTCCTCCTCCACCGCCAGAGCCTGTATTTACAGTCAGAGCGAATGTAGTATTATCACCTTTGGTAAATGTAATTGTATTAAGTGATACAGATGCTGTAGTCAATCCTAAAGATGCTGAACTGAATAGAGATTGAGTTGCAGTATTAGTTGAGCCGGTATATAGGTTAAATGAGGCCGTTGTTTGTAAACTCTCTATCCTTAGTGAATTTATTTCATTACCCATACCACTATGGTTTGTGCAATAATAATAAAGTGGAGTAGCCGTATTATAGCCTGTTTCTATTTGTATAAAGCCTGAGCCTGATGTTACCCCTGTATAGTATTCCGTTGGGCCATTTGGTGAAGTGGAAAAACGGAATGGATGAGAACCTACTATACCTGATAAGTCAAATCTATATGTAATCCCTGGCGCAAATGATAATTTAGGTTTATCAATTCCATCTATTATGTAATAACTTGCACCACTATTCGTTACTAATGCCGTCACTACACTTTCAGTAAATGAAGAACTTACGAATCCAAACCCGGTTATTTGAGCACTGCCTGATACCACACCTGTAGGGAGTGAACCTGTGCTGACTGTAATCCCAAATGTTGATCCGTTACCTTTTGTAAATGTTATTGTATTAAGTGATACAGATGCAGTTACTAAAAGTGAGCCTGTATCGGTTGAACCACCACTACCTGTAATATTATTTATTCTCGTATTGAATGATGCAGATACTGATGTGAAATCTGCATCTGAGCCTGATTGGGCATATACAAACTCTCTTAATGCATCTCCATTTGAGCCTGTGCCATAATACATATGGGTATTAACGCCTGAACCTAAACCAAGTACTTCTCTCGCTTCTAAAAATGAAAGAGGAAATTCATTCTGTTGATTTTGGAATCTGATTGTACCCATTGAATTTCTATTGGGTGCTGAAATTTGTCCAAAATTTCCATTTCCATTTACATTTATTTGATTCCATTTGTAAGTATCATCACCAATTTTACCCTCATTATTATTTTGTGGTAGAATATTTCCACTTATGATTTGGTTACCAATGAATGTGTTACTACCTGTTGTTGCAAAACTGGCAGTATTTATTGTACTTCCACTTATATCAGGTATATTTACCGCAAATGTCGTTGTATCTCCTTTTGTAAAAGTTAGGTTTCTTGTACCCGTATTGAATGATGCAGTATATAATGCTAAACTAGCTGATGTGTTTAAAGATGCTGTTGCAGTATTTAAGCTGGCTGTTGTTAAGTTTAGGTTTGTTATCGAAATGTTTACACTACCGCTGTTTATGTTTAAGGCATCAATACTTATCCCCTGAGATGCTGTACTCTGATTTAATTGAGAAAGGGAAGAATCCGTAGATTGAGTAAAGGAATTAAAAGAAGCGGTGGTTACAAAATCTCCTGCACTACCACTCACATCAGGTATGTTTACACTAAAAGTAGTTGTATCACCCTTAGTGAATAGTAGGTTTCGGGTACCGTTATTGAAAGATGCTGTAACGAGTGCTAAACTTGCTGAACCCACTAATGATGCCGTTGTACTATTTACGGATTGTGTAAATGAATTGAATGAACTCGTTGTTACGAAGTCAGTTGCAAGTGAAGCAGTAAAGTTTTCTAATGAATCTATTTGTTGATTCCAACTCGCACTATCTACATTATATGATATCTCATCAACAAGCGAGTCAATCATATCCACATTAAATCCTCTTAGCTTTGTAGGAGTGATAGCACCATTATTATTATTTGGAAATTCTGTGTTATTTTGTACCTTTAGGGCCTGTTTAGTAATTTCAGCCATATCTTTTTATTTACGATTTTAATCTAATACAATATCAAATCCATCAGAGTATCCATCACTAAACGCACCACCCTTTGTACGAGTTGCGGATTCAATTACACCAATACCCTGATTTATTAAGTATCCTTTGCAACATGCCACATCATAAGTATTCTTGTCCAAACATAAACAAGCCCTCCTACTATTTTTTGGAGAACTTAATCCTAAAGTTGGACCAATGAATATGCCTGAATTATTTTCTCTATTTACAGAATAACGAAGTAGTCCGTTTCTGCTATTGCTCCATCTTGTCGGCATGATTTAAAGATACTTTTTAATAATAACAAACGATAACCTTTCTATCATTATCCTTTCATACGATTTAGAGACTCCTTATGTATTAGTGATTCCATTAAGTTTTTATCTGCACGATAACAAAGATATAGTAAGCATTTCTCTAAGGGCTCTTCGGAAATAGAGTTGAAGCGGGTGATATCACCACCTGCGAGCTCAACAATTGTAGTATAGCTTCCCCACTTCTTTCCAAAATTTGCTTGTATTGGGGAGGCGCTTCCTCCATCTTCGTATATTTCAGGGTAGCGCTCAGTAAGTCCGTTAATAAATTGAATAAAAAAAAAAGTGCTCCAAAGTGTACGGACATGGGTATATCCAGCCATTTCCATTCAGCCTTACCCCCTACATATTTTTCTATCCAATAATTATCTCCTAGCTTTTTTGTTATCGGTCTGTATAGTATATTCATTACCTTTGGCCAATTCTCA